TCACTCTTGAAGAAGTAATCTTAATACGCAATGCTGTTAACCAAGCTTTTCAGGCAGGTGCAGACCAAGAGCTTGAGGCGTGCTGCGAGTGGGTCCAAGGCTATGCCGAATGTGGAGACTCACTTCGTGCAGCCCGCCGGTCACTGAAGCAACTCGATGACTGATCAGTACACCGAGGAAGAACTCAATCAGATGTGTGACAAAGCTGAACTGGATGACCTCACCAACCGCTGTCTCGTGGCGTATTGGGATAACACCCAGTTCAACAACTCTTTGATTGACGCTCCAGAGCGTCTCTACGCCACTTGGACGGTGCTTCTGGGGTGGATGGAGCAGGTAGGTACTCAGAGGGCCTTAGAGGTCCTCAGAGAGGCCTCTGGTAAGGTTAATGGTTAACCAAAGGAGTATCAGTCAAAGCCACTATTTGATTCGTCATCTTCGTATAGCGATTCCAATTCACCTTCCTCGTTTAAAAACGCACAACGGCTTTCTCTGATCCTTTGGTACTCATTCTCCAAGAGGTCAGCAAATGCACCGACTAACGATTGGCACATCCCTGCTTCTACTACTGACTTATGAAGGACGGATTGTGCCTCTGCAACAGCAACTACTTTCTCTGCGTCATCCATCCATACCAACTCTCGCTCCTCATCTTCCTCAGAATCCAGGAACTCAAGTGCCTGATTGGCTCGATCTTGTAGCACCGCCATTCGTGCCATCAGGAGTGGGACATACTGAGCTGCCACTTGCTTAAGTGGTGCGTAGAACTTCTCCTTGGCGTTAGCTGGGACTAGCATTGCCACCGACACAGCGCTAAAAGCAATTTAAAGGAAATTTAGCTGGTGTCCCGTGGCGTGCCCCGTGGCGTGATAGTAGTTAAGACCGAACCCAGGCCTGGTCTAGTTGATTCTCATTCTCATTCTCATTTGAGACTGTTGATATTGCGACTCATTCTCAACTAGACCTACCCTCCCCCTACCTGTTATTGCGACTCATTCTCAATAACACCTAGATATAAAATAGGGCCCCTGTTTAGGAGCCCTTTTGTTGTAGTTAATTGGCTCTAAGTAGGCCTAGAACAGTGAAGAATACAGGGACAAAAAACAGAAACAAACTGAATAAAAAACTAGATATAGATCCCATAACTTATCAGGCATCCTCCACCAATCGGTAGAGTTCACAACCTAGGTACGTCATCGCTGCATTTACAAAAGCAGTAGCTAAATCGTCAGGATCTTCGATTGTTTGACCTTCGACAAGCTGCAACCTGGAGGTATAACCGTAAGCGTCGCAGAGTTGATCACACCAAGAGAGGACAAATTCTTCGTTTGAGTTATAGAAATTTATGAGATCTTTTGTGTAACACATATCTATATTCACGAAGTCTGAAGTTTGATAGTTACAAAGATCTTCTCTGTTGTTGTCGTAATGATCTAGAAACCAACTTACGCAATCATTATCAATATCCCAATCGTTCTCTTCTAAAAGATATTTCAAAGAGTCGTATTCACATTCCACAGATTCACGATTGCAAAGATCCCTATAAATATCTTTCGCATTATCTGAAAGAGACCGCCAATCAAACGACGGACTAGGTTTAAAGATACTTAAGGCTTTGCAAAGTTTGGTATATCCCTCGCTAAACATCCCAGAATGATGCTCACTCCAAAACAGGTAATGGGCTGAGGCTATGTCGAAACGGTCAAAGGTTGCGGAAGTCATAGCTAGGAAAAGGTTTGAAAGGGGAAAGGGTAAGGGCTACTCGAAGTCTTCGAAGTCTTCGAACTCGCTAAGTTCATCGAACATATCTTGTTTGTCTGCTAATTCTTGTTCTTGTTCCCAGAGGGAGAGTTGTTGTTGTTCCCACTGGTGGAAGTAGTGAAAAGCTGTTGTCATTAGTTGATCCTCACAAGTTGTTGGGTGTTGGAATAGGTCATAGGTTGTTTGGCTGTTTCTTCAATAGCCATAAGAACTAGGAAACAAACAGCAGCGGTTGAAAAGATAAGTTCTCGCATTAGTACAACTGGCTGATTGTAATTTCGTTGCCATCTTGATCTACACATCGGTAGCCAAGACCTGCAAAAGTTCCTAAATCTCCAGGGAGTAAGGTCTTCGACTTAGCCAAACGAATCAGGAGAATCGCTGTTTGATCTATTGGGTAGGCTCTAAACCTTCCGTAGGTTGTCTCTACTTTGAAGCGTAGGTCTGTCATTTAATCCCCCAACCAGACTCTGTGACATAGCTAACCAGCTCGCTGTTGTTCATAGATTCCAGCTGGTTACGAACCCAAAGAGCTTCTGTTTCTGATTGTTCTTCTGTTGAATAGCTGTGGGTTTCCCACCAACAGTCAAGATACTGATCTATTAAGTCTTCTCTCCTGCTCTTTGTAATGTAGGTAGTAGCCATTAGATCAAGGGATGTAGGACTGAGCGAGCTCCTGGCCCGCTTGAGCATCACCCTACAGCCTGTCAGGGTTAAGGCTAGGGATGCTGTTGTAAAGCGTTACAAAGGAGCTAGGAGGCTCTCAGAGGCCCTGGAGAGGCCTTGCGCTGGTTGTCAGGTATGGATGGGTTTAGAGAGGTTTCAAAGGGCCTTAGAGAGGCTTCTAGAGGCCTCTAGATGTGGCCTTGCGCGCGTGTATATATTCCCCCGCTCCCGATCTCACCAGTCTCACTCCTATCTCATACTGAGTCCGACTTAGGACCCCCCAATAGCTCTGCAATTGCGACGCATTCTCACTAAGGGCGGCCCTAAAGCCCCCCCAGGGGGTAACGGAGGCGGGGCAGTACGTTAACTAGTGCTCAAAAATCTGAAGCAAAACCTTTTTACCCCTTGACAAAAAAAAAAAAAAAAAAAAAAAAAAAAGCAGGCCTCAAAGACCTACTTATTCCTGCTTCTGTTCTGGCTAGGACTCTGAATCCTCAGATTGGAATGCCCATTGTTCTTAGGGTTCCCATCCTTATGGTCTACGTCCTTACCCCTGAGGTCATACCCAGCCTTCTTAAGCTTCCTACGGGCCTTATTACGGCTACTACGGTTCTCCCTTTGCTCTGCTTTGGAGTGGTAGTTGTCGTATTCCTTGCGGTAGTTACGCTCAGCCACAGCTAGACCCAGTTCAGTGCTTTACCAATAGTAGGAAACTCTTTACAAAAGATTTGTTTAACCTCGTTAGCAATATTCATATGTTCCATTTGAGTCCCATTTTGAGACCGTAGATCAACGTAATGAATCCAACTCCGAACACTACCAGCCATATACATCCGAGTCGGAGTAGCCAAAGGCAATACATCACGAGCACACTCTTTAGCTACACCCATTGAGACCATTTCTCTGTACAGGTCTTGTGCCTCTTCAAAGTGCTGATTAATCCTTCGGTAAAAGATTTGAGTTTTATCAGCAGTCAAATCATCAATACTGTTTTGCCTATTGCTGTTGTCTTGTCGTCTGAGGTGAGGAGCTCTAGCAGAACCAAGAAGGTTTGTATCTGCGTATCTTTGGCTGAACTCTTGAAAGCTAAACGACCTATGCCTAAGGATCTGAGCAGCAACACTTCGAGTGGTTTCAATTTGTAACACCATATGAACCATCTCAAACGGAGACCAATGCTTGTGGTCTATGAGGTATTGGATAAGTCGTTCTGATCGTTGACCTACGCCTTGATTAACTGGGTTAGAGACTCTAGCCATGTACACCAGCAACTCTTCTGCATCTGGTGTCACAGTGATCAGGGCTACGCTAGCCATTCTCATTAGGTATTTAAAGGCACCTAAGAGTACTACAGGACTCTTTAAGTGGCCTTTAAGTTAACGGCTAAAGACCTCTTTAAGACCACTTTTAAAACTGTCTTAAAGGGTCTTTAAGTACTTTAAAAAGGAGACAGCTAAAGACCTCTTTAAAAAAGACTCTTTAAGTATTTTTAAATATCTCTAAATACCTTTAACCACACTCTAAGCACCCCTGTCAAGAGGCCTCTCTTTGTCGTATCTCTTAAAGGGGGGTCTCTTTTGGTAAACACTTAGAGGGGTCTTTGGACGTAAGCTCTCTGAGAGGCCCCTAGAAGCCCCTCTAAGGCCCCTCTAGCCCCTTTTAGCTATCTAACCAGTTACAGGACCCTGAAGAGGCATACAG